TTAGATGCATCTTGTCCATATTGCATTCTAGCTTCCTGCGATAAGGCTTGCGCAATCTGATCAGTTAATGATTTAGTTGCATCATATCCTTGATGCATCATATCTTGCTCGCCATGCAATCCTTGTCCGTACAATCCTGTTACATTATTCATGTAATTGTAATAATCTTGATTGGCTAAATTATTTGCAACTTGTTCATTTTGTTGTTCATGCTCAGGCGATCCTGCCATTCCACCGGATGCAGCCGCATGATTTGCTCCTTGAAGCGCTTGCTGCATTTGCCAATTAAATCCAGGGGATTGCTGAAAGCTTTGACCCATTTGATTAAATTTGGCACCTGGATCATTAATAAGCTGGCCATATTGTCCTTGCAAATTGGACATAGCACCGGTTCCAGCATCTATAAATGGCTGATAGTAAGGTGTTATTTGACCTGGAATTTGTTGTAAATAACTTTGTGGGGAGGCCATAACATAATTCCTTTTATGTCAATGTGAATGTTTTCCATGCAGCGGTAAGTATATTCCCTGATCCATCATACGTTATTACAAATATCTTAGGAACCCTATTTGTACTATCAAAGATCGTCTTACCGCTTATATCCGGGGTATCTTGCGGCAATGGCCCTCCTATCAATGGCGTATAAATCGCTTGTATCGTCGCTATATCCGTTGCGTCCAAAGGAGGGAATAATATGCCTTCATTGCTAAAATTCTTTTGTAGCCCCTGAAAAACGTCATTTAAGGCGAAATTCCAAGTGGAAGATAAGTTTCCTTTATCATCTAATAATTTCCCCCGCGGAAGGTCAGGAAATATAGATTGTGGCTGTTTTTTTTGAGTTGTCATTGACGTATATTCATTATGCCATCGGTTGCCACAAAACGTCCCATTCCCCAAAACTTAAATAGACAAGTTAAGTCATTGGCAGCTCCTAATTGCCACCACATTAAACGATTCTTCCTTATCCCAATGGGAGGTAAATTATAACTCCATTCATTGCCAAAAGAGGCTCCTCCATCAATAGAAATGGATAAATCTACACGTGGTGTCGAATAAAGTACGCCAACTTGATTGGCGATAAGGTAATTAAAATCGATAGAATCTGTCTGTTGAGCGACCGTATAATTGCCATTTTGGAATGTAATAAAATTTCCATCTTGTGTTTCAAGGAAAATAGAATTTCCTTGTGTGATAAGTTGCTTGCCATCTTGAGTGATTAAATTGATTGGACCTGTGCTTTGTTGTTGCCAATTTGTTTCGCCAGACTCAATCGTAAAGCCCGCATCATTTGCAATAAAATATTCTTGAGAAGGCAACTTAATAGATTTACAACTTCTAAAGCGTGGAATCTCAACGCCATCATAACTTGTATAAATTGTGTCGAACGCATATAGGTTGCCGTTATTACGTGTAATAAAATAATATTGATTATTAAAAAATGCCACTTGATCAGCAATAAAATAATTAAGATTTTCATCGGATGCATGAAAGAATTTCTTAGTATTAAAATCATAAAACAAAGAAAGATTATCTGTATAAAAATTAATATGATAAATCAAATGACCGTCTTGCCGATAAATGAAGGCTCTGGAATCTGAAGGATTTTGTAATTGAGAGAATAAATAGTCAATGCCGTCTGTTGTAATCTTTTCAGGCATGCCGCCATCTGTATACATAATAATAGGGCCTGATTTCTCATTTTGCGCAAGCCAAACCACTAATTCATCGGTTTCTGCAATTGTTGCCGGATTTAAACATCCATAATCAATTGATATTTGATTGCTGCGTTGATAAGGAAATAACTGCGCACCGGTATCTGTCCAAAACTCTGTAACCGTTTGTCCCATAACAAGGATTAGATTGCCTTTTGATGGGAACCTAAATGCTGCCTGTGTTTTGTCAGGCTTCGTTTGTATCAAACCAATACTTGCCGCATCATTCGCCCAAATTAATCCATCATTTTGACCTGATAAACGCCATGTATTTGTTGCAGCAGGACTGTAAAAATTATCCTGGGTTGCAGCACATAAAAAATAAGTATCATGAAATGAAACATACCCAGGAACAAACAATAATCCAGGAACTTGCTGAAAGGAAGGCATTAATGTTGGATCATAAATATATAAATTAACATTATCTGATATTAGTATTTGTGGTTTATTGTTTTCTGTAATATAGACAACACCAGAATTTGTAAGAAGTTTGCCAATTGGAATGGCAGACGTATCATAGGTTCTGCCGAGATTTTGATCAAAGAATATATTTATCAAATAAACTACATTACCAACAACCGTAACCAAGCGATTATTTTTAGTACTCGTATAAACGCCACGTCCTTTTTTACCTAGTTTTGCTAGCGCTATTTGATAACCGGCATAGTCCACCAACCAACCATCGCTGATAAACATATTATATGTTTTTTCTATGGATATCTTAGGATAGCGACCAAAAACACTGCTTCCCACAATGTTTAATGGCATCGGCTTGAAATTTTGTCCTCGCTGTATCATATCGCCATCCTTGGCTATGATTCGTTATTTTATGAAAATTTATTCATCGCTATAAATGTTAATATAGTTATAATTAATAAAATTATTGTTCCTAAAGTCCATTTAAAATGTGAGTCAATTTTATCTTCTAATCGATTAAATCTTCCATCTATTCCTTTTGCAATATTCTCTAATATTCTTATTCTTACTTCATGATCTATATGATTTTCATTTATGCTCATTTTGGTTCTCCAAGGTTGAACCATCCTTGGTGGCATCTATATATTGATGCGATTCTAGGTAGTTTATAAGATTTCTTATTGTATCAATATCATCATATAAATGTCCTAATGCAGTATTGCAATTCCTACATAATAAACCTCTAATAACATGCTGTCCTCTTTCTTTGCATATACGACAGTGATCCACGAAAAGGGGGCTTACAGTTTTTCCGTCACGACCAAGTCTCGTTTCGGGTTTTTTACATGTAGCGCAGACATTATCGTGAGAAATAATAAGCGCATCATATTCTTCCAATGTTAACTCATGAATACGCGCAACTTCATATTTTCTTAATTTCTTTATTCCATGTTTTTCTACATAATTTTTTTCATATTTTCTGTATTTTTCGGGAAATTTCTTTCTATCTTCTTTGCACCATTCATTATAATCACCGCGATTTTGCTGCTTCCACCGAGTAGAAGTAGCTACGCGTTTTTCTCTATGCTTATAATAAGAATAATTATTAGATTTCTGTCTACATGCCTTGCATCTTCGTTTATCACCATCTTTTCTAGTTTGTTCGATAGTTAATTCACCATGTTCTTTGCAAATCTTTACTATTTCGCTCATAAATATCTCTTTAATTAATAAAGAAGCAGCATAAAGGAAACAATACTTTTACTATGAGGGTCTCCATCCTCGACCAAGCGAGACATCGCCATAGTTCCAACCCGGACTTCCATCCGCAGTCAATATCGTAGTCTTAATCATCGATAAATCAGGCGGCGATATATACATCAACTTGCGTTGCATACGTTTTAGAATTTGTGCGGATTGAGGATTAAATATTATCCCATATTCCGACGCCATGTACTCAGCCAGAGCATACCTTAAATATTCTATATATCCTGTATCAAGCCCCTGATTGGAACTATTTATAAAGGTATAGGGCGTTGCTTCACTGATATTCGTAAGGTCTGTACCTAATGTTACATCCACTAAAAATATCTTAGCCATGGCCTTCATAATGTAATTAGTATCAGGCTTGAAATACATGGCAAGATTACCGCCGCCTAAACTACGGTTATAATTCCAGCTAAAAGGAAGGCTTGTGATATTGTCTACGCGCGCAGAACCGTAGTAATTGCGCCTTGTCACATAATCCATAGGATAACGCACAACATCGATATTAAAAGTAACAGACTCAAGCGCTGCCACATAAGGAAGAAAATAAAATTCTTGTCCTGCGACTAACGGTAATTCTATATATTGCCAATAAGGAATGAGGTCAGTTTCTATTTGCTTAAAATCGAGAAGCGCATTAAGAAGATATAGGCCATCATTGCTTTGATCGCCCGTATCCACTTGAAGGTTGCGGGCGACTATTCCTGATAAATACCAGGCGCGTGTGACAAGCTGTTGGGCGG